CACGTAGTAAGGCCAGACTAATGCCATACGAAATACAAATGGACAATGAAGATTGTCAAGGACACGCAGTAGTCAAACTTGATGACGGCAGGATTATGGGTTGCCACGAAACACACGAAGAAGCTGAAAAACAATTACAAGCAATATTGATTAATGAAGCTAAACAAAAAGAAGAAAATAGTTTAGATCAAGAAACAGAACTACGACAAGTTGATAGAACACCACCTAAATTTATGCAAGAAAATGCACAACGTGGTTTAGACAATCTAAACAAGGCAGGGGACGGACTTACTGATAAAACAAAACGTGAAGCTAGACAAATGGCTAATGGTGAACAAATAAGCATAGATAAAATAATTCGCATATCTGCTTGGGTGAAACGGCATATTACAGACTTAGACAGAGAGCCAAGCAATCCAAACGATCCTAGTTCATACAGACCGTCAGACGTGGCATTTTTATTATGGGGTTCAAATCCGTGGTCTAATCCTATGAGGGCAGCAGATTGGGCAGATAGAAAGATTGCACAACTTGTTAGTGAGGGTGAACTAGAACCACGTAATGATCCAAGTACACCAGCACCAAAAAAAGACCAAATAAAAGGAAGTAAGAAAAATCCTAAAGGTTCTGCAAGTGGCAAGTCTGGTGGCATATCTTTTAGCGATAGTACAGAAAAAGCTATTAGAGGACGTATTGATAAACACAATGAAGAAGTTGAGGGTAAAGCAAGTTGGCGTAGGTTACGTATGGGAACTGCAAAAGCAGTTGTTAGACGTGGATTTGGTGCATACTCAACAAGTCATAGACCGGGTGTTAGTCGTCAAGCGTGGGGACTAGCTAGGTTACGTGCATTTAGTTACTTACTAAAAAACGATAGACCACAAAACCCGGCTTATAGATCAGACAATGATTTATTACCAAAAGAACACCCACGTTATAGTGCAAAGGAAGAAAAAATGAGTACACAACATTTAGAAGTATTTGATAGACCAGTTGCTATATCACAAACACTAGAAACACAAAAACGCAACACTATTCTTAAAGAAATGGATAAGCAAACTGAAAATAGAAGTTTTACATTTAGTGCAGTAGAAGAACGCAATAGTAACGATAACGATACATTGTTGTTTACAGGTTATGCGTCAGTATTTGACAAACCGTATGGCGTAAGAGATAGCCGTGGACAATACAACGAAACAATTAAACCCGGTGCATTTAAGAAAACATTAAAAGAACAAGATGACGTTAGATTTTTAGTTAATCACGACGGTATTCCATTGGCAAGAACTTCGTCTGGTACATTACAGCTTGAAGAAGATGATTATGGTTTATTTGTACGAGCCGAACTAGATCCAAGCAACCCAACTGTTGCAGAAGTATCAAGTGCTATGAAGCGTGGTGATTTAAACGAAATGTCTTTTGCGTTTGCAGCAATCAAAGATAATTTTGACCAGAACGGTGAAAACAGAGAAGTAAACGAAGCAAGACTATTTGACGTATCAGTAGTAACTTATCCAGCTAATCCGTGGGCAGGTGCAAAACTTCGTGGCGTAGATATAGAGAACTTGCACAAAGAATTAGTTGAAGCAAGAAGTGGCGAGAAAGCTACAGAGATTTTAGAAAGTTTTATTAACCAAGTCGCAGAAAGTGATGACGTTGATAAAAAGCGAAGCAATCCTAAAGTGGATTTATTAAAACTGAAACTTGAAAGGGACGGAATTCGCTAAAAGACGTATAGCCGTGGTTATAGCCGTGTATCACACTTAACTACCACACTCTACGCAGAAGTATAAGAATATAACAACAAGGAAATTAAATTGAAAAAATTAATTGAAGCTAGAGAAGCTAAAGTAGCTGAACTTGACGGTCTTGTTTCTGAACTTGATGAAATGGAAGCAGGGGAAGATTTTGATAGCAAATTTGCTAGATCAAATGAACTTCACGCTGAAATCAAAGAGATGAACGAAAAGATTGAAGAAGCAAGAGAAGCTGCTGAAACTTTAAAAGCAGTTAAAGAAAGCAGAAATGAACTTGGTGTTGAGGACGAGGACTTAGGCGATAAAGAAGCTGTTGTAGAAGTAAACGAGCCAGATATGTATAGAAAGGGTGGCGACCACTCTTTTATATCAGACGCTTGGGCAGCTAGAAGTGGCGACTTTAAAGCACAAGAAAGACTTAACAAGCACCAAGATTTTGAAGCTAGAGATGTTGGAACTGGTGCTTTTACAGGATTAGTTGTACCTCAATACTTAGTAGATGAGTACGCACCAATCGCAAGAGCAGGTTCACCATTTTATAACGCTGTTCCTAAAAAGGACTTACCAGCGTTCGGTAACAAAATTGAAATATCCAGAATAACAACTGGATCAGCAGCAGCAGAACAAGCTAGTGAAAACTCAGCTGTTCAAGAAACAAATATGGACGACACCTTATTAACAGTCAATGTTGATACTATTGCAGGTCAGCAAGACGTTTCAAGACAAGCACTTGAAAGAGGTGGACAACCGGGTTTCTCATTGGAAAACATTATATTCCAAGACTTAGTTGCAGCTTATTACACAAAATTAGATAACCTTATGATTAACGGTTCTGGTTCATCAGGACAACCATTAGGTATATCACAAGTTTCTGGTATCAACCAAACAACTTATACAGACGCAAGTCCAACAGTTGCAGAGTTATATCCAAAACTTGCAGACGCAGTACAGGAAATCAATTCAAATAGATTTGCACCAGCTACTGCAATCCTTATGCACCCAAGACGTTGGGGTTTCTTAACAGCAGGTGTGGACAGTTCAAACCGTCCATTAGTATTACCAGCTGGTAACAACCCAGACAACGCAGCAGGTGTTGGGGACGCAGCAGCTTATGGTCAAGTTGTAGGTAGTGTTCTAGGATTACCAGTAATCACAGACGCTAACATTAGAACTGATCTAGGTGCTGGTACTGAAGACGCTATTTATATAGCAAAAGTTGATGACCATATTATGTTTGAAGATAATTTGTTCCAACTTAAATTTGAAGAAACAAACGCAGGATCATTAACAACTAAAATGGTTGTTTATGGTTACGTTGCTTTTGCTTCTGGAAGATATCCAAAAGGAATATCAGAAATCGTAGGTACAGGACTTATTGCACCTACCTTTTAATTAAATTATGGTTTTGGTGTGTTGGGCAACTAACACACCAGACCATTTAGGAAAGTATTATGGCAAAAGATAAAGAATTAATAGAAGCATTAAAAAAAGAATTAAAACACTATGAAGTCTATGGAAAGGCAGATCGTGCTGAAGAAGTTAAAAAAGCAATTAAAGCAGCTGGTGGAAAAGTTGAAACAAAATCTGCAAAACCTAAAGCTGAAAAAAAAGTAGAGAAAAAGAAGTAATGCCAAAACATTACGGTAAAAAAATGAAAGGTGGCAAAGGTAAAGGCCGAAAGAAAGGTAGATAATATCTTATGGCAATTACTAATGGCTACTGTACACAGAACGAATTAAAGACGTTTGTTGGCATACCTACAAGCGATACAGCAGACGATACTTTAATTGATGACGCAGTAAATGCAGCTAGTAGGCAAATAGACGCTTTTTGTGGCAGATACTTTTATGCAGACGGTTCTACTTCTGCACGTAAATTTTTTACCAATGATCTATACAGACTTCGTGTAGATGACATTTCAACAACTACCGGGTTAGTTGTTAAATATGATGATGATGATGACGGTACTTATGAAGTAACCGTTGCAAGTTCAGATTATCAAGTATTACCAATCAATGGAATAGTTGGTGGTATTACAGGTAATCCATTTTATGTTGTAGAACTAATTTCAGACGGCAATCACGAGTGGCCACTAGATTATTCAAGTAACAGACCACGTGCTGAAATTACTGCAAATTGGGGTTATGCAAGTGTTCCAGACCAAATTAAACAAGCTACATTAATGTTAGCTAGTGAACTATTTGCTATGCGAAACGCACCACTAGGCGTTGCTGGTGTTGGTGATTTTGGCGTAGTCAATATTCAACAAAATAGAGAAATAACACGATTAATTGCACCGTTTCGTAAAGGCACAGTTCTAGGTGTTTCTTAATGGCTACACTTGCCGAAATTAGGGACGGTTTAAAAACAACTGTAGGCAACATAAGTGGTTTACGTTGTTACGATACAGTTCCAGATAATGCAATAAACTTCCCGGTTGCTATCTTTATACCAACAGAAATAGAATTTGATTTAGCTATGCAAAGGGGAACTGATCTATATACATTTGATATGTTGGTAGCTGTTCAACGTGCAGATAGCAGAACAGCACAAGATAAATTAGACGCTTTTATTACAGGTAGTGGTTCATCAAGCGTAAGACAAGTTATATTTAATAATAGAACGTTAGGACTTAGCGATACAGACGCAAGGGTAGTTAATATGACTAATTACGCAGCAGATGTAAATTTAAACGGCATAGACGGTGTAGGTGCTAACTTAACAATAGAGGTTTATACGAAAGGATCATAATGGCTAAATACAAGATTATAGGCAATAAAAAAGTTATGGATAAAGTAAAAGGCGACACAATAACTATTGATGATGAAAATGTTGCTAAGTCATTAATAAAAGGTGGACACATAGAACCTATTACTATTAAAAAAAGACGTGCTAGAAAAAAAGACGGCACATTTAAAAAAGATGATAAAAGTACACCAAATGTTAACGAAGCGTGGGAAGAAGTAAATGGCTAAATTTGTATTTAATGACGGTAAAGTATTTAGTGGTGGTTACGACTTATCAGACCACGTAACTAGCGTAAACCTAGAAATAATGTCAGAAGAACTAGACGCTACAACAATTAATAGTGGTGGTTTTCGTGAAAGACTAGGTGGACTTAAAGACAGTACATTACAATTAGACGGCTTTTATGAAGCTGGGGCAAATAAACCAGACGCTTTACTTGGTGCTTCTGTAGGCAACGAATTGATTGTTACAACAGTACCAGACGCAGGTGTAGGCAATACAGCTTATTTTATGAAATCAAGATTATTTAGTTATCAAATGTTTGGTGCAGTAGGTGAGATAGCACCATTTAGTATTACAAAATCGCAATCAGATGACGAGGTGGTTCAAGGCAAAATAGAAATAGACGGTGCATTAACTGCTACTGGTAACTCAACCGGGGTACAGTTAGGTGCAGTTGGATCTACAGAAAAAATATATGTGGCTATACATTGTACTGCTGTAAGTGGTACATCAACACCAACAGTTACGTTTAAATTACAATCAGATGACAATGCTAGTTTTACAAGTCCAACTGATGTAATAACCTTTAGCAATATAACTGCAATAGGTGCTGATTATCAAAGTGCAGCAGGTGCAATAACTGATGACTACTTTAGATTAAATTACACAATTACTGGAACATCACCAAGTTTTTCTATACACGCAACAATCGGCATAGAATAGCCAATTTGAGATAAGCCACTTAATGTGGTATAATTAAAAAAACGTACAAAACAGATTGGAGTTACTAATGGACGATTTAAATAAATTAAAAGGCAACCTTAAAGAATTTTTATGTTTTCAAACACATATAAAATTTGAAATACACGTACCAGATCCAGCAGACCAAGTGTGTGGCGAACACGAAATATACAAATGCGACAATTCTAGTAGTTGTTGTGGTACAAGAATTTGGCACACAATAATAGTTACAGATATAAATAAAATAGATGAAACTTTTGACAAAATATTAAATAATAAAAATTTGTATGCTTTTTCAATACCAAATTTATTAGTAAAAGTAGGCATTGACACCTATGCAATTATGGATATTTACCAATTTAAAGGTGAAGATGAACCATATTTTGGTTGGATATGGATAAACGAAAATTATGATGAAAGAGGTTATAGACAGTTTTTTATAGAACTTTAGAATAACACACACAACTTAACTTCTTTACTAAACTATAAAATTAAGTCTGAAAGGAGTTTACATTGGCAAAATTT